GCGGGTGCTGCCATTTATCATTCACTCTGCCGATCAACTTAAGTGGCCGCCCTTCTTCCACGTGAAATAGGACTTTGTTAAGATTCACTACATCGTAGCTGCCGTCATTGTTGGGGTAGACTTTCATTTAAAAAAAAATATTACTGTTTAGTATTGGCTACTACTCGTATTAGTTCGTCAATTTTCTGAGCTTCTTCTTTTAATTCACGAAGTTTAGCCCAATTTCCGTTCCTATCATTTCCATCGTTAAAAGCCATTCCGCATATTGTCTCCATTATCTGCAATCTAGCTTTTGCTAGTTGCGTCAGGCCTGAGTTGCGATCAGATATTTTTTCTAAAATTTCATTTAATGCTTTGGAAATGTCGCTTGTAAGTTGTTGTTCGTTTGTCATCGTATTGGTTTTTAAAAAGGTGAATAACTCGTGCTAATATCTACATACTTTGTCTGCTCTCCAAGAAATTTAACAGGAACAATTCCGGTTGATCCGTTTCGCTGTTTGGCAACTATCAATTCATCCGGCTGCCCATCTGCCGATCCGTAGTAGCTTGGACGGAAGAGAAAGCAAACCACATCCGCATCCTGTTCAATCGCTCCGGATTCTCGAAGGTCGGATAGTAACGGCCTTTTGTCGGCCCTACTTTCGAGCGCACGAGACAACTGAGACAGGGCAAGCACCGGAACATCTAGCTCTTTCGCCATAAGTTTGAGCGTCCTGCTGATTTCGCTCAATTCCTGCTCCCTGTTGCCGCTTCTTCGATTATTGCCGCCTGAAATTAGTTGCAGGTAGTCAATCAGGATAAAATCAACCCCGTGTTTTTTCTTCGCTCTACTCGCTTTGTCCAGTATCTTCTGCGCGGTAACGCCTGAAGTGTCATCTATCCAAATTGGAAGCCCGTTTAGCACGTCATTCCCTGCGTAAAACTGGCTCAGGCGCGTTTCATCTAGCCTGTACTTAGCCAGCTTCTCCACATCTACCTGACTGACCATTGAGTTCCACCTGTACACCCATTGCTCACGGCTCATTTCAAGTGAGAAGACTAGAACTTTATACCCCAACATTGCCGCGTGGAGTGCTTCACCTCCTGCATAGGCTGACTTACCCATGCCGGGGCGCGCTCCCAAAATGATTAGGTCGGTTTTCGCGTATCCACCCAAAAGCCTGTTCACGCAGTTGAGTGATGACGGAATACCGCTGACCCCATCGGGATTGTTTAACCTTGCCTCAACCATTTCACGCGCCCGATCAATGGCCGCTTTTATGTGCTGAACTTCTCCGTCATTGCTTCCCGAATGAATTGCGTTCATCGCTTTGCTAAATTCATCGTAAATGTCGAACGCATCCTCTGACTTGTCATACGAACGATTAAAAACCCGTTGAGCGATATTCCCAAACTCTCTCCGCATCCAATGTTCGCGAAGGATTAACCACCATTCAGACAGGTGTGCCGTTCCTGAGACGCGGTTGGTTAGTGCAGAAACCTTCATCGGGCCGCCAGCCGCTTCTAAAACACCCTCAGCCCTCAGCTTCTTGGTCACGGTCAAAATATCAATGGCCGCGTTCTCATTTTTCAGTTTCAGGATGGAATCGAAAATAAGCCTATTAGACGGCACATAAAAGATTTCAGGTATCAAAGTACCACTTAAGGATGAAAGTGTGTCAGATTGAAGCAGGATCGCTCCTAATATGACCTCTTCAAGTTCTTGATCGTGGGGCGGTATAAGTCCGTGTAAATTGTTCATTGCGTATTGGTTTGACTTTCGGCAAAATTAAAACAGATCACTCTTCGTTTCTTCTCCTTGCGTCCCATTCTTTATGCTCATCAAACCAGTCGGCTAGTCTGCGGCTGTCTTTGTCTCTGCCGTTGTAAACGATTTGGTCTAGTTGTTCGGGCGTAAGTGCATTAAGTCTGCTGCATAGCAAAGGGGTTAAGATGTCGCAATGATTTTCGTATGTGGCGTTGCTCCACCTGATAATAGCTTCGGGTGTTTTTAAGCCCATTTTTCTGTCCAAAATAACCACTAGCGCGGCCATTCTGCGTGATTGCACTTCGTTGTTTGATTCTTCGGCTTGATAGCAAGGCATGGCATTATTTTTTATGATTTAACTCCTAGTTGTCTGTGATAAGGCGGTGCGTTCTCTTCTGATGCAGGCGCAAGTTTATACCGTTGTCCGGCTGCTTCCAAAATTTCCCGTTCTTCGTGTGGTTTAAGGTCGAACAATCCCTGCCATTCGCCTAGAATTGCGTTCTCAATCATCTTAACCGCGACCTTTTCGGCCTTGCTTCCAAGTTTTTTGAGGGCAATTTGCAGGGCCTTATCTGATTTGTTCTTCCATTTCTTCTGAGTGAGTAGTGATTGCCATGCAGATTTGAACTCATCAGATGAATGTGGAAGCGTCAAATTTTCTTTTTCAGTTTTCTTTTTAGAAAATAAAACACTATCACTTACATTAACACTACCATTATCACTATCACTATCATTTACATTATCATTATCAGCTACGTTTGCTAAGCTAATCTGGCTATTGCTAGCAATTGCTACCTTTTGCTTGCTTTTGCTAGCTTTTGCTTCACCTCCCTTTCTACCTAGTTCTGAACGCTTTGCGCTAATTTCGGCATAACGATCCGCATCGCGGGTGAAGTGAGTGATAAATGGTTCGAGTGCTAATTGCAACCAAAACTCAGAAGGCTGTTCTCCTTTTGTCTGGTAGTTTCTTATCGCTTTAAAAAGTTGTCCGGCCTGTTCATCGGAAAGTTTATCCAGCACATTCAGGCCGTCATGGTAGAGAATGAAAGATTTTTTCATTTAAAAATAAAACCCGCTACCAGACACAAAGGCGACCCTCCTAGCCCAGAATGAGCAAAAGGCAATGTGTTGATAACGGGGTTTATTAAGTTCTTCATCGGTCGCTGTGTCAAATATAGATAGGTTAAGCAGGGATGCTGCTGGAAGTTTCTAACGTTTCATCCACTCACTTATGATTTCCTGCTTCATCTTCTCCGCCTTTTCGAGTTTCAACAGCATGAGTTCCTGATCCTCCGGCACGGCATAGATTTCCGCGTAATGTAGCATCCGGTGTTCGGGCTGGCGCGGATCGAAAGACGCGAAGAGCCACAGGGGTATCTTGTGAAAGAACATATTCGCCTGACATTGCCAGTAGTAATCCGCATCGTGTTCCTTCAGGTCTGCTGCGTTCTTCACCCGTGAGTGTCTGAGGTGAATTACTGAGTTGTACGGGCATTTGATTTCAGCCCCTACTTGAATACCCTTGTATTCCATGTAAGCATCCGGAGAAGCCCCTGAGTAGTCGCCATAGAGTTTGAACGGTGGTTTGAGTTTCAGCTTGTCCTCCGGGCATCCAATAGCCTGAGCAAGTTTGTTAAGGGCGTGTTCTTCCCATTCGTTTCCCCAATCGGTAGCTTTGGATGAAAATTCGCCTTGCGCGTCTCCTGTGATAACCTCCATCGCTTTCTCTTCGATGTAAGTGATCGCTGTCATGGATAGCTTGCCCTCTGCCCTGTCCTTCACGGATCTCGGTTCGGTGAAAAGTTTGCCCAGTCCTGAGCCTGTGAATCGGCCAAGTCTGACCTTATCCCATGCACGGGAGTTTTGAGCGGAGGCAATTAGTACCTCTCTTTGAAGTTCGTTGTGTAAGTTCATTGCTGTATTGGTTTTGGCAAATGTATGGAAGATGGCGCGTTATATTCATTCACTTCATCCACTAGGCAGCTATCACAGCAGAATTTGAGGAAGTAAGTTGCCGTCTGAATGTTCGGGTGCAGGGTATCGCGGTTGAAGTAATTGAGGCAAGCCTCGCATCTCACATCGCAGTTGGGGCAATGCTGCTCGTCTTCATCGCGGTAGGTATCACACTCAGGGCAATACACCGTGTCAATGGTTCTAAGGTATACAAGTGAGATCATGCGCGTGAATTTAAGAGGGTTTGGATTTTTTCGCGCTGCTCCGGTGTAATAAGTTCGGAAACGAGTTCGATTGATTGTAGGATCTCATACTCTTCCACGCCTGAACTGATCGCCTCTTCAATCTTATGCATTGCTGAGGGTGGCAGGGCGGTTAATCCGGTGTCCTGAGGAGTGAGTTTGAACGGCTTATACTGATCCTTATTCTTGCGGTTAAGGTCACGCCCGAAGATTTTACCCAATGACTGGGCCGCGTTTTTCAGGCACTCGGCTTTGAGTTTGGGGAAAGCCAAATCTAGCGCGTTCTGCTTCTTGTTGCTCGGATTCAATGCCCATTCATTACGTGCCTGTGCATTGTCCTTAATTGCGTCCGGTACACGATCAACGGTTATCACTACCGATGCCGCGCCTGTCCTTCTGAGCGTCTGCCCGGTCACGGGATGGGTAACGACAAGTTCAAGTGAACCCTGAACTTCGTTCGCAATAGCTGACCACTTGAAATTTTCTGTTGACCACAGGCCGAAGAAGAGTTCGTCAAGTGTCATTTCCACGTGAGATATGACGAGCGTCACGGCTTTTTTATCCGGAGTTGGTTCGATGCCTTCAAGTGCTGGCTCAGAGTTTAACCGTGCCGTGAATTTTTGCAGTTTGTCAAGTTCTAACATAGGATGAAGTAAGTTAAGAATGTGATTGATAGTACGAGGATAATAGCGATTTCCATTCGCTGAATCCGTTTGATTTCTCGGTTAGTCATTGATGATAAGCCCTGAGAGTTTATGAAGTACTTTGGATGCTGCTTCCTCGAACTCTTCGCGGGTGATTGGCTCTCCTAGTCGTAATGCTGTGTCCACTCCGTGCATCTCGATAGACCAAGCACCTTCGTGTGTTATGATTTTAACGGTAGTGTCTGGAGCAATTACTTTCCAGTACTGCGTGTTACCATACTTAAGAAAATATGGGAGCTGAACCTCAATCGTCTCGATTGTTTCTACCTTTTTTTTGATCTGAATTGTTGCCATTGTCTTAGTTTTTTACGGATTGAATTTCGTTGTGGTTGATGATAACAGCGAGGCCATCCCATTGTACAACGGGTCTGCCGTCCTTGTTGATTCTAATAACTGGTTTGGAAACGGTTGCGCCAAGTTTAGTAAAAGTGATGACGCTGCCGACTTTGATCTGTGTTGCCATTGTGTATTGGTTTTTATCGCCAAAGCCCCGCCTTTGTTTCAGGGCGGGGCGGTGGGGCGATGATTACTGT